ATTATGGGGCTAGAGGCATCTTTTCCTGCGCAAAATGGGAATTTTTTGAGAATTTCAAAAATGAAATGTTTACCGATTGGAAACTCGGCCTGGAACTGGAGCGTAAAAATAACAATGATAGCTATTACAAAGAAAATTGTGCTTGGGCAGACAGAAAAACCCAATGCAGGAACATGCGCAGCACTAAGCTCACTGCCGAACAAGTCCAAGAAATCCGCGCTCTTCGCCGGAAAGAGCCTACTCGCGTAACCGCAGCCCGCTACAACGTTTCTTCTTCTCATATTAGCCGAATCCAAACTGGGCAGAAGTGGGGATGAGCGAACCAATCATTATCTGGCAGCCCCAACCCGGACCCCAGACAGATTTGATCAGATGTCCTATATTTGAAGTCTTCTATGGCGGTGCCCGGGGCGGGGGAAAAACCGATTCTTCCATCGGCGACTGGTTCGGTCATTCGGGGGTTTATGGGGAAAATGCCATCGGCCTTTTCGTCCGCCGCAAGCTAACCCAACTTTCCGAAGCCATCGCCCGTGCCAAAATGCTCGGCCAGAAAATCGGGGCCAAGTGGTACGATCAGAAAAAAGAACTCGTCATGCCCAATGGGGCACGGTTGAAATTTGCATACCTCGAACGAGACTCCGACGCAGAAGAATACCAGGGCCACAACTACACCCGGGTCTATGTTGAAGAGGCGACCAATTTCCCCTTCCCCGATCCGATCATGAAGTTAAAAGGAACCCTGCGCTCATCCGCCGGGGTTCCATGCGGCATGCGGTTAACCGGCAACCCGGGCGGCCCCGGGCACCATTGGGTAAAAGCCCGTTACATTGACCCCGATCCAAAGGGCTACCACGTAATCACCGAAGAAGAAGACGTTGAAATTGAATCGGGGGTTTTCGTCAAAGCCTCCATCGACCGGGTTTTCATTCCGGCAAAGCTTAAGGATAATCTCATTCTCCTTAAAAACGACCCCACCTATGTCATGCGGCTCCGGCAAACTGGTTCCGCGGCCCTTGTCAAAGCTTGGCTCGAAGGCGACTGGTCCGGGGTGGATGGAACCTTTTTCTCCGAATTCGACGAGCAAAAGCACGTTCTTCGCGGCGATCTTGTTTTCCCTGCCCACTGGCCTAGAATGCGGAGTTTGGACTGGGGCTCAGCCAAACCCTTCTGTGTCGGCTGGTACACAATTGCAGACGGCTCCTGGCGCTTTCCCCGGGACGCTATTATCAAATATCAAGAATGGTACGGATGGAACGGGAAGCCCAACATCGGCCTAAAAATGGACGCTTCAATGGTGGCCCAGGGAACCCTAGCCCGGGAACGGGGGCAAAAAATCCAATATGGCGTGGCCGATCCCAGCATTTTCTCCAACAACGGCGGACCAAGTATTGCCGAAATGATGATTATCGAGGGTTGTTCCTGGTTCCGTGGAGACAATGCCCGGCAAGCTGGCTGGGAGCAAATGCGGCGTAGGCTTTCCGCCCCGGAGCCGCTTTTGTACTTCCATGAATCCTGCGAAGCAACAATCCGCACTCTCCCCTTTCTCCAGCACCACGAGAAAAACTCCGAGGACATCGACACGGACGCCGAAGACCACGCCGTGGACGAAACCCGCTATTTCGTAATGTCCCGGCCCCAGGTAAAAGATCTCCGCAAAGCCCAAAATGCCCCTATCGACTGGTCAAATGCTCGGTCAATGCCTACTATGAATGAACTCATGAAGAACATTCGCAACCAACGTAAAAGAGAAAGCCTGCCGTTATGAGCACCGAAGAACTGGAACTGGAAACCGCCGAGCCTGAAGTCATGGACGAGAAAACCCTCCAAAAATGGCTCGAACGCATTGAAACCAGGGAAAAAGAGTTCAAGGACGGTTGGTGGAAAGCTGCGGAAACGTCCGAGGCCCTTTACGCTTTGGGGAAGGACCACAACGCCAATGTTATGAACGACCCAAACCGGGACCCGTATAACATTCTCTATTCCAACACCGAGGTTCTTCGCCCCAGCCTGTATTCTGCCACGCCAAAACCCGATGTGCGGAGTCGCTACCCCGATGTAGACACACAGCCCCTGCCAATGGTCCTGGACCGCTTCCTAACCATTGTCTCCGACCCATCAAATCCCGGCGTGGAATCCCTGGACGACGCGATGAATGAAACTGTCCTCAGCGCATTAACCTGCGCTATGGGCTTTTCCCGCCTGCGCCATTACCCCGATCGCGCATTCCCCCTAGCCATCGAAGCCGGCCACTACAAGGGCCTTCTTTGGGGCAAGGCTCGGAAATGGTCAAAAGTTCCCTGGATCGCTTTCCGCCATGAGCTTTCCAAAGAAGAGCTTTTTGCCCAATTCGATATTCCCGAGGATCAGGCAAACCAATACACTCCCCCCGACCGGGACCCCGGTAGCAAAGACCGCTATGGCACCTGCGTTTACGAAGTCTGGGACAAAACCGAGCAGAAAATCTTTTTCATCTGCCCCGATTGGCAGCCGAAGCTTTTGAAGGAAGAACCAAACACCCTTCAGCTAAAGGGCTTCTTCCCCCTCCCCGGCCTGCTTCAGTTCACGGCCAAGCCCGGAAAAATTGAGCCGGTTCCCCTGTACCAATACTATCGGAATCAAGCCGAGGAGCTAAACCGCGTTACCGTTCGCTTGAATCGGGTCCTCTCCGCTATCAAAGTCCGAGGCGCCTATCACGGCCTTCTTGGCGATTTGATGAAGGACATTTTATCCTCCGACGACAATGAAAATGCACTAATCGCCGCCAACGAATCAGGCTTCCTGGCGCAAATGGGGGGCTTTGACAAAGCCATTTGGCTGCTCCCCCTCGAAAAGCTGATGCAGGTTGCAACCCAACTCTACGCAGCCCGGGAGCAGATTAAGGCTGTCATTTACGAACTAACCGGAATTTCCGATATCATTCGGGGGTCCAATGTGGCCTCCGAAACGGCGACGGCTTCCGATCTGAAGAACAAATGGGGGACAATCCGCCTTCGGCTCATGCAGAACTATACGGCCAATTACGTCCGTGACCTTTACCGGCTTGCTGTCGACGCAGGAACTGAAGTTCTCTCCCCCGAACAATGGAAAGAAGTAACCCAAATCGAATTCCCCACGAATTCGGAAAAAGTTTCCGGCCAAATGCAATTGGCCTACTGGCAGCAAATGGACCCAGCCCAATTGCAAAGCCCGCCTGGCCAGCAGATTCAGGCGATGGTGCAAAAGCCGTCCATTGAGGAAATTCTGGGCCGTGTGAAAGATGACAATAATCGCACGTACACGATCAATGTGCAGACTTCCAGCACCATTGACCTAGACACGGCCTCCGATAAGGCCGAAGTTAATGAATTCATGAACGGCTTTGGCCAGCTAATGGCCGGCCTGCAACCCCTGCAAGCCCTTGGCCCATCGGGCGTTGAAGCTTCCAAGCAAATCATGATTGCCGTAACCCAGCGCTTCAAATTCGGTCAGAGCATTGTGAACTCGCTGAAGGCCATTCAGCCGCCCCCGCCTCCGGCTGAAGACCCCGCCGCAAAAGCGCAGGCCGAGGCGCAAATGAAAGAGCTTCAGTTTCAAGCCCAAGTGGACCAATCTGCGGCCCAGGTTAAAATGGCGGAGAACCAAGCCAAAATGGAAGAAATCGCCGCTCAAAAGCAACTCACTGCCGCAAAGAATCAATTGGAAATGCAGCGCATGCAAGCGGAGTCCATTAAACTCCAAAATGACATCACCCTATCCAACTTGAAGCTGCAATCTGCCCGTGAGAAACTCTCCGCGCAGGCTCAGGCCACAAAGCAAAATGCCAACGTACCAAATTAAGTGCAAAGCCTGCCGCAAAGAGGATATTATCTACCGCACAGTGGATAACAGGGACTCAAATCTCCCCCTTTGTCTTTCCTGCAAAAGTGAAACGGCCCGAATAATCTCCAAACCCATGATTGCCCCGGATATTTCCCCATTCAAAAGCCCGAACGGGAACTACATGGTGAATTCCAGGGCAGAGTGGAAAAAGGACCTTCAGCGCTCAAAGGCAATTGCTTGGGAGCCCGGAATCGACAAAGACATCGCCCGTAACAAAGAGCGAGAAATTGAAGCTGGCTTTGCCCCGATCGAAAAAGCCATCGACCGAATCGTAACCGAAATGAACGTGTGTGGAAAGCTTGGAGACTAACATGGAAGAAATGGACGAGTACGAGAGTTTTGACGTGAATGCCGCAGTGTCGAACATTGCGTCTGACCTTTTTGGGGCGGGAGAGCCGGAAGGGGGTTCTTCCAATTCTTCGGAGAGCGCTTCGCCGCCGCCGGATGCCGGAACCGCGATTGAAGCTGCGCCGAGTCTAGCTTCTCCCGCCCCAAATTCAACGGAAACCCCTGAATCCATCGACCCTCTTCCCAAATCCTGGAAGAAGGAAATGGAGGGGGACTGGAAAACTCTTCCCAAAACCGTCCGCGACTATGTGTATAAGCGCGAAAGTGATGTTTTGGCGGGGATTCAGCAGTATCATTCCGGCCATCAGAGCTATAACGCCATCACGGAGCCTTTCAAGGAGATTTTCTCCCAGCACCCCGACGTTCAGCCGGTACAATTGTTCCAAAATCTCATGCATTCGCATGTGAAGCTGCTAACCCTGCCGCCGGAACAGAAGCAGGCTTTTGGGCGAGAGCTTCTTACGGCATATGGCATCACCCTGGACGGTGAGCAACCAGCCCCCGCAGCCCTTCCTCCGGGTTATTCCCAAATGCAACAAGAACTCGCCGAAACCCGGCGCATTCTCCGCGAGAACCAGGAGCGCGCCCATCAGGCCGAAATTGCCCGCTATGACGAAGAAGTAAAAGCCTTCGCCAAGAAAAATTCCGAACTTTTCCCCCTGGTGCAGAACGACATTCTGCGCCTAATCTCCACAGGCGCTGCGAACGACCTTCAATCCGCCTACGACTCCGCAATCTGGACGAATCCAGCGACAAGAGAAAAGCTCCTTGCCAAACAGCAAGCGGACGCCTTGGAAGCTGCGAATAAGGCCACTACCAAACCCCGCCCGACGAATGTTGAATCGTCGGGCTCCGCACGAGTAAACGGTGCCCGGTCCAAATCAATCGACCAGACCATCGAAGAAACTGCATCCCGTCTTTTCGCAAAACACTGAGGTTTTAAAAAATGGCTTCTCCGAATAGTGTATTCACGGAAATCGTCACCACGACGTTCCGTAACCACCAAGGCGAAATCTTTGACAACCTGTCAAAGCACAACGCCCTTTATCGCAAAATGGCCGCACGTGGCAAGCCCCGGACCGAATCCGGCGGTTATTCCATCGTGGCAAATCTGGAATACGCAGCCAACGGCACGTATCAGCGTTATTCGGGCTTCGATGTCCTGAATGTGGCGCAGAGCGATGTTTTCACCGCTGCCGAATTCCCGTGGCGCCAAATTGCGATCAACGTCGTTTCTTCGGGGTATGAACTCCGCGTGAACTCCGGCCCGCAAAGAATCGCCAATCTGGCAAAATCCCGCATCAAGAATGCGATCCACACCTTCGCCAATAACTTCTCGTCCGATATGTACGGGGACGGTTCGCTGCCGAATCAAATTGGCGGCCTGCAAGCCCTGGTCGCAGACGCGGGCACTGGCACGGTTGGCGGCATTGATTCCTCGGCCTGGAGCTTCTGGCAAAACGTGGTGCAAAGTGCCGCAGCGCCGATTCAGGGCGGTGGCGGTATCACCCCCAGCGCCCTTGCCGGCGTGATGGAGTCTTTGCTTCTCCCCACCCTGCTCGAAGTTACCCGCGGCAACGATCGCCCCGACCTTATCGTTTCGTCGAACGACTATTACACGTTCTTCGAAAACGGTCAAGTCACGATTAAGCGCTACGTGGATGAAGGTATGGCAAATGCCGGTTTCTCGGCCCTGCAATATCACAACATCCCCGTGATCTTCGACGGTGTTTCGGGCATTCCTGCGGCCCATATGTACATGCTGAACACGAACTACCTCGAACTGGTTGTTCACGAAGATGCGCAAATGACCGTGATGGACGAAGCCAAGCCCTACAACCAAGACGCGGTTGTGGTTCCCGTTCTTTGGATGGGCAACATGGTCGTGAAAAACCGTTCCCTCCAAGCCGTCATCAAGGCTTAATTCTTCAAAGGAAAAATCATGCGACTCGCAGTAGTTTCTGGCCCTCTGACGGGCCAACCGCTGGATTTCTCAACGTCTGACGACCTGAGTAATACCGGCACCGTTATCAACGGCCTGTCCAATGCTATTCAACTCGGGGCACAATTCAATGCCGCGGGTATTGACGGCATCAACACAACCGCTGGTGTGGCGAATTGGGGCCTGTCCGAACTGGTTTATGTTCGGAACAACTCCACCGCAATTCCGAACGGGAGCCTTGTCCATCTGGACAAAGACTTCAACATCAGTCTTGTCCCCAACACGGGCTTGACTGGTCGTCCGGTTTATGTGACCCTGACCAACTTTGCCCTTGGTTCCACCACGGCGCAAGGCGGCTGGGTTATGCGCAGCGGAATGTGCCCGGTCCTGTACGCCGTGGCGGCAACTGCCGGTGCTGTGTATGTCTCCGCAACCCCTGGTTCAGCCACCCCGACCAATCCGACCGGCCAAAAGCAGATCGGAAATGCCTGGTGTCTGATCCCGGTTGCCACGACTTTCACGCGCTCCGGCACTGTCCGCAATGCGGGGAACCAAGTCCGTGTTTCCAACACTTCCGGTATTTTCGTGGGGCAGACGGTTTCGACCGCCGGCAACACGCCGATTCCGACGAGCACGGAAATTTCGGCCATTGACCCCTCGGGCCAGTTCTTCACCATCAACAACAACGCAGTGGCGTCGGGCACGGCAACGTGCACTTTCACCATGACCGGATACGGCATCATTCAGATTGACCGTCCGTTCGTCATGCCGGCGGCTAACTGATTTTCCGGGGAGGGCCGGGGGCCAGTCCTGTCTCCCTAGCCCCCGGGCAAAAACCCTCCCCACCTTTTTCTCTGGAGACTTTTCATGCAAGCAACTGATTTGGAAATGCGGCCCCCGTACATCAAATGGGAGCGGCAGGAAATTGAAGACCGGGCAAAGACCATTGAAACCGGGCACTTTGTCCCGAAGTTTGTGGATTATGCCCATGTGACCCGGGCGGGGCAGAAGGATACTTTGGTCAAAGAGGCCGAAGCCTTTATCCGCGATAGCGAGGCGAATGCGAAGCAAGGCAGACTCCCCCAAGCTTGGGTTGAGCATTATCGCATGTCCTATGACCGCTGGAAAAAGGGCACGGATGCTGATGTTGACGGAACGCCCATCAAGGGCTGGGGCGCAATCGGGGCTTCGCAGCAAGAAGCCATTATCCGTGCCGGCGTTCTGACCATCGAAGATTTGTCCCAACTCCCGGACTCCGAACTGCCCCGCATTGGCATGGGCGCGGTTTCCTACAAGCAAAAGGCCATCGCCTTCCTTGCCACGGCGAAAGATGTTGGCCAAGCCGCCGAACGGATTGCCGCGCAGAGTGTGAAAATCGAGGAACTTTCCACCCTCGTTCAAAGCCTCTCCGAGCAACTGGCCGCGATGAAAAACATTCCCCAAAAGCCTGAAAAATGAACGCACTGGCCCTTGTCACGCAGTTTTGCCAAGAAACCGGGCTTCCGGTCCCTGGGGGATTAATCGGTGCGACCGAGGGCCACGCTGTGCAAATGCGGGCACTGCTAAACAAGGTTATCATGGACCTCAGCCAGTATAACTGGCAGCAGCAAAATCGGTATGTAACCTGGACTTCGGTTGCCGGGGAAGATCAAGGGGCGCTGATCGACATTTTCGGGGTGGATGACGACTATCTCCGGCTCATCCCCAACACCTTCTGGGACAACACGGAGCAGCGGCCGGTTTTCGGGCCTGTGACGGAAGCTGTTTGGGCCTATTACAAAGCCGCGGTGAATCCCGGTCCCATCTATCAGTACATCATCAAGCAAAGCCACCTTCTCATGTCCCCGAACATGGTGGCCGGGCATACCATGTCCGTGCAAATGTACTCCAAGCTAATCGTCGTTTCTGCCGGGGGAACCCTGAAGCAATCCTTCACCGTAGACGACGATTCCTTTGTTTTCCCCGACATCGCCATTCTTCGCGGGCTCACCTGGAATTGGGCGAAGAAAAAGGGCGAAGACTGGAGCGACGACCATGCCTTATATCTTGACGCTATTGGGAAAAACCTCTACAACGAGGGCTCTGCGAAACTCTGGCTCGATTCCGGTCGCCCAGGCATTGTCCCTGGAGTCGTTGTCCCGGCCGGAAGCTGGCCCGTCTAAGAAGAAAAAGCCCCATGCCAACAAATCGCGACAAAATCCTCGTAGCGCCGACAAAGGGGATTAACGCCCAGGCAAACCTCATGGCGATGGCCCCGGATGAGGCGTTGGTTTTAGACAATTGGATTCCCTACCCCGATGCCTTAGAAATGCGGCCGGGGAATGCGAATCATGTAACCGGGGCCGCTAGCCCCCTTCTTCGTCTTTGGAACTATTCCAGCAATGCTGGAGCGGAGAGCCTTTGGGCCACTTCAAATACCGGCGTTTATAACGTCACTGCGGCTGGGGCTTTGCCGGCACTGTCCATTGCCCTAACCGATGGGCGGACCATCGCTACAAACATCGCCACCGGGGCAAATAACTATCTCATGATGGTTAACGGGGTGGACACGCTGAAGCAGTACAATGGGGCTGCCTGGAGTTCGGTCGCCACCTTCGGCGCAACGGCGACGAGTGAATATTCCTACATTGAAACCTATCGGCAAAGGATTTATCTTGTCCGGAAAAATTCCCTCACCCTGGAATACCTTGCAGTAAATTCCATTTCGGGGGCAACCGTCACCTATGAACTAGGGGCGATTTTCCGTCGTGGTGGGAAAATTGTAGCTATCGGCACTTGGACAATTGACGGTGGCGTCGGGGCAAATGATAAGCTCGCCGTTGTCACTTCTCAGGGGGAAGTGGCGATTTTCCAAGGAGACGACCCTTCTGCCGCTGCCACTTGGGTTAATGAAGGTGTTTATTACATCGGCAAACCCCTTGGTCTGCAACCATTCACCAAAGCCGCTGGGGACCTAATCTATCTCTCCGAGGTCGGAGTTTTTCCCCTTTCCAAAGCCCTGCAATCGGTTGCTGTGGAATATACCCAGTCCATCAGCAACAACATTCAGCCAATTCTCTCTGTTCTTGCCACAGACTTTGGGTCGAGTGATGGTTGGCAAATTACCCTCCAACCGGCAATCCCACTGCTTATTCTTAGCGTTCCGTCTTCCCCCATCCGGCTTCAATATTGCCTCCAAATCAACAGCCGGGCCTGGTGCAGTTTTTCCGGTTGGCAGGCGAATAACTTCTGCTTGCTAAACAGCGACCTCTATTTCTGCACCGACACTGGCGTGCAGAAAGTCGAAGGCACGGACGATGTTGGCGCGGATATTGTCGCCACAATGCTTTCATCCTACACCCGTCTTGGCTACCAACGGACAAAGCGGGTTGTGGCTATGCGCCCCTTCTTCCAGCCAAACGCGCCTTTTTCCTACATTCTGGCGATGGCAAACGACTTTGAAACAAATCCAGATGGCGCAGTAATTTCTCCATCAAGTTCTGTCCCCTATTCCGTTTGGGGCACGGCGATTTGGGGGTCCAGCTATTGGGCCAGTTCCGCCTCCGTCCTCCAAGACTGGCGGGCGCCGGCTGACCTTTCAAAGTCCTGGAAAGCCGTCTACGTTCAAGTG